GTAACCACGATTGGCCACGAATCTTCATCCCCTTTCCTGCTGCCAGAATACTCAGCTGCGCCTTGAGCCGCTCCATCTCTTCCTCCTGATAGACACTGATCGCCGCATGGGCGAAAATCTTTCCCGTCTCCGAGAGCGAGAAGAAATAGTCAAGGGGCAGCCCTCGCGTGAGGAGGAAGGCGCAGGTCTGCGCCCTCCAATCCTCCTTGATTAGTTTTTTACTTCTTCATGGAGCTCCGCACGGACGTCCTTGCCGTAGCCTGCGCACTGCATGATTTTCTTCGCGACCGCAGAAATCTCGCCCGGATCGAGCAGACGATCGACAATATCCGTCGGCTCCACGCAGTTGTAGGCGTCCTGCAGCTTCTTATCCGAGAGGTCAGGAGAGGTCGTGCAATGGTAGACGAGATACTCGTCCGAGCCCTCAGAGAGCCCCATCGCCTCCGCGACAAACGACTTCGACGGCGGTTTCATCGTGAACGTGCCCGCGCTCGTCTCAACATCATACCGGCGTTTCTTGTGCGCCTCGATAGCTTCTTTCTCGTTGATAAGTTCTTCAATACTGACTGCCATGTTATTTCCTCCTTACTGTGCGACGCTCTCCGTGAACCTTGCGTCCTGCGGTGTGAAGCCGAACGGGAATTCCTTCTCGACGACTTTGCCCTTCTCGAACTGCATGAGCCCGATTTCCTTGATCCACACATTGTCGATGACGATGCTCTCGCGCTGTGCGTCAATCATATCCGGATCCTCGAGCGTCGCGACGACCATCGTGCGTGGATCGTGCCCGGCGCTCCACTCTTCGAGGAAACGCTGGCACGAGCGGTTAAAGACCGGCTTGACCGTCAGCGTTCCCTCGCCCGTGAGCGAGGTAATCTTGCTGTCCTTCGATTCGCCGATGATGACGTCCTCGCGGTCAGCCGTGACCTTCGCCTCGAACTTCACAATCTCGAAAATCAGCGCGCCATCGAACCAGACACGGCCATGATTGCCTGTCCAGCGGCGACGGCCGCGGTATTTGATGTCTTCTGCATCTCTTGCCATTCTGCTTCATCCTTTCTTACATGAGGAACGTGACCTTGAGGTCTTCCATTGCATTGACCGGTGTCACTCGGCCCGTGAGGTAGACCTGTGTACCCGTGTTGTACTCGCGAATCTGCTGCACGGAGAGGTTTTCCGGCTTATCGAGCCCATGGAGCGTGATGTAATCCTTCTGCGCGTCCTCGTCGATGTCGACCGTGTTGACCGCCGATTCCGAAGCGTCGAGCACATTGCCCTCGAGCCCGCGGAAATAGACGAGGATGGCCGAGATGAGGAGCATCTTGTGATCGTAGTCGTTGATGACCTTGCCGACGTAAGAATGCTTGAACGTGTCGCGGATGTCGTCCGTGATCATGTCGACGGCCTCGACGATCTTGATGTAGCGGAAATCTTCGCCGACGTCCGTTGTGAACGTGTGGAGCGAGTTGCACGCACGGCCGATCTTGACGCCGTCGCCGTCCTGCTCGTCGATGAGCACGAGCTGTCCTTTGCTGATGGCATCATCAATGTCGTCATACGTGTCGCAGGTCTCGACCTCCGAGAGCTGGTAATACGTCGCCGAGCGGTCAAGCGCGAGCCCCGCGAGGATGCCCATGATGCGCGCCGTGTACTCCGTCGCCGTGAAGGTCAGGTACTCCGGTGTCGTTTCCGTGTTGACCTTCGACGCATCGCCGCCTGCCGCGCTGAGCGCGTCCGTATAAGCCGGATTGACGCACTTGATGCCGCCGGTCGTGAAGTTGATGACGCCCTTATCGTCGGCATCGAAATTCGCGACAACCGCCTTGAACGTCTTGCGCTTGAGACTCCGCTGCTCCTTCACCCAGGTTGCGAGGTCTTCCTGATCCTGCGCCGTGCCGGTCGGATGACAGATGTAGTTCCATTTGACCGTCACGAGCTTTTTGAGGATGTCCGCCTGGTTGAGCAGCGTCTCCGTCGTGCCGGACGGCACACTGCTTTCCGTGTCATGCGCCGCGCTTGCCGTGCCGGACACCTTGACGTCCTTGTTCGGCAGCGTGTAGACCAGCAGCCGCAGCGGCGTGCCGAGGAGCGCTTTCTTGATGAGCATGACGTTGCGCTCCGTGAGCCCTGTATCGGGGATGTCCGTCACATCGTTGATTTTGTAGAAATTCGAGGTATTCGTCGTCTCATTGTTGAGGATCATGACGCCGATGCCCCGGGCGCTGCGCGCGATGGCCGACACCGACTTCGTCTTGAAGTCGATAACGACCTGCGGCAGGCCGAACTTTTCTGCTTCATTTGCCATTTATTCTTCCTCCTCTGATAAATCAAGGGAAATGCCATTGACCTTGAGCTCTCCCATGCGGTCAAGCGGCGCAAGCTCCACATTGTCCGCGAACTGCATGTGAAAATCAAAATGCAGCACCTCGCTGACGATGCGCGACGAGGTATCCTGCACCGTAATAAAACGGTCGCCAATCTGAACCACAGAAAGGAATATCTCATCGAGCTTTTCCTCGGCCTCATATAGCTTCGACCGGCATATACGTCCGCGAGCATCGGGAATCGGTACAAAATGTATTGAAACACTGATATCGCGGTCTCTGTATACCTTGTCGATGAAGGTCCGCTTCTCCAGCATCTCGATATAGAAATAGTCCGCTTTCGCCTTAAAATTCGTGCTGAAATGAACTTCGCATGTCGGGAAATGCCGCTTCAAGAGCGCAACGAGAACATTCCGGATGGTGCTTGATGGGATCATGAGAACATCTCCTCCAGTATGTCGCGCGCGTCCTCCTGGAAGCTCTTCTGCTGCTCATCGAGCGCATCACGCAGCATGTGGCGGCCGGGGAGGAATCGCCCGGTAAACTTTCCATGCACCTTGACGCGGTGGCCGTACTCCTGATGCGCGGCATAGCTGACATTGTCGTAGACCTCAACACGCCCGCCATGAACGTCAGAGCGTTTCCATCCCATGCGCAGCCGACCGGTATCCACCGGCGAGAGCTCCGCCGCCTTGCCGCGCAGCAGCTCCCCCTCCTGCATGAGGAACTTGTCGCGCGCGCCCGGCAGCTTCTTTTCCGCCTCGGCAAGCTTCTTTTCCAGCTCGTCAAAGCCCTGAAACTCAATCCCCATCATTTCCCGCCTCCTCCGACCGCCTGACAGAAACCTCGGCATGCGTCGGGTACACGAACCGCGTGCCCGCGAAAAGCTCGAACGTCTGCCCCTGATGCGACACGACGACGCGATCACCCTCGCGGATGTCGACAGCACGCGCACAGCAGAGACGCAGGTCAATCTTTACGGACAGCGCCCGCTCCGTCTTGCTCGCGAGAAGCTCTTTGCCATACTGCGAGAGCTTGCAGGGCACATCCTCTGCGACAAGCGTTTCCTCATCCTCGTAGTCGTCCGAGCCGTCTGCGGCATTCCCCGGCACGAGCCGGTAGATGCTCGCGCAGTCGTGATACATGACCGATTGCAGGATGCTCTCGAACTCCGTCATGCCCAGCTCACCGCCTTGCGGTAGAGCTTGAGCTTCGGCTTGATGGCGTCAAAGCTCAGCTCCGAGAGACAGGCAGCAGGGTCGACGCTCGACACGGCGAAATGGAACTCCGTATCGTCCATCTTGACCGACTGGAGAGGACCATGCGTGCCCCCGGCCATCCCTGCCGCAGCGCTGGCCGCGTCAGCGAGACGCTTCTGCACGAGCTCCACGACCGTGTAGACGAGCGCGTCCGGGAAATCGTCGCGGTGACAGTAGTCGAGGATATCAGCCACCAACTTCTCGATGTAGCACGCGACCGTGTCGCTATTCGGATTTTGTTCGCCGGTGAGCAGGAGAACTTTTTCGCTCACCCGCTTTACCGCTTCCTGTCTTTCCATTCTTCCCCGCCTCGCTTTCCCGAAGGGAGAACCCCTGCGCCTGGTAGATGGCGTGGTAAGCCGTTTCCGTCGCACGGATGACCCTGTCCCCCTTCACATATTCACGGAAATCCATGCTGCCGCCCCCTTAATTGCCAGTAGAGGATGTGCTCGCGGCTTTCGGCGTGAGGATGGCGAACGCGTTCTCCTTGACCGGCAGGAAGCCGAGGCGCATCGTCGCCTTGATGGCGATCATGTCGTTTTCTGCAAGCGAGAGAGGCTTGTTGTCGCCCATCGTGACGGACTGGAGCGTTGCCTCGCGCAGCGTCTCGTACTGGATCTGGTCGCGGACACCGACGATAGCATAGTTCCACGCACCGGCGATGGCGCGCGCCTTCGTCTTGTCCCACGCACCGTTGCGGCTGAACTCAATCGGCTGCGAGTAGAGTGTGTTCTGGTCGACGCCAGAGACAAAGAGCTGATTGCCGTTGCCGTCACGGAGCTTGCGCAGGCTGTTCTTGAGATCGTAGCCCGCCGCAAAACCGTTGACGTCCATGCCCTCGTTCTCGACGAGCGCCATCACATCGGAGATGTCGAGGTCGAGCTTGTCGTTCGTTCCCTCGGCAACTGCCCGGCCGGCTTCCTTTGCCACACCGTAAATGCTCTTGGCAAACGGCGAGTTCGTGCCGAAGAGGCAGGCCGCATCGATGGCCTTGTAGAACGCCTCGGCGATGTACGGGCGGATGGCGCCGAACACATCGACCGTAGAGTCTTCCAGCTTCTCTTTCGAGCACGGGACGATGACGCCGATTTTCTTCGCGACAAGCTCGGGGAAAATCCACGTCGCTACCGATGTCTGGATCCGCTCGGTCTCACCGACCCAGTACGCACCGGGGCCGCCCGTCATGACCGGGAACTTCTGCGTCTCGCTCGTCATCGGCTGCACCTTCGAGAGGCGCAGGACCGAGGAGCCGCGCACGACATCGGAAATAATATCCGACGCGGTAGGGGTAGGGACGAATCCCTGGAGATTGTCTTTCAAGTAAGTCGTATCTGCCATGTTCTTTTACTTCCTTTCTGCTCAACGCTTGACCTGATTCTTATAAATGGCATCAAAAAAGCCATTCTTGACCGACGCGGACGCTGCTCCTGCTTTCTGTGTTCCGGCCTTGGGGGCCTTGCCCTTGAGCTTTTCGTTCACGCCGTTCTCGATGGCTTTCTTGTATGCTTTCTCAAATGTGGTGATGCGGCTCATCGTGCTCTCGCTGTCCTCCGCGATGAGGTAGTCCATGAACTCGACCGGAATCTTCCTGTCAGAGAGCACCTTCACCATCTCGAGCTTGAGCTCTTTCTTCTTGAGCTCCTGCTCCTTTACCTCGAGCTCCTTGCGGGAGCTTTCGAGCTCGGCCTTCGCACGCTCATCGTCAGAGAGCTTCGAGAGGCGTTCCGCCTCCTTCTTCGCGGCTTCGGCCTTCCTCTTGTAGTCTTTCTCCCACTTTACCTTGGCCGACGCCAGCGCCTCATCAATCCGGCGCTGCACCGCCGCCTCATCGGCCTTGGGGCTTTCATCGGCAGACTTGCTGCCCTCCTGCCCTGCCGAAGCATCTGCGGGCGCCTTGCCGCCGCTCTCCTGCCCTTCCGTTCCGCCATCTGTCCCGCCATCGGCGAAACGCTGCAGCTGGAACGAGAAGCCGTTCTGCCTATCTTCTGTCATCTGAAAATCTCCTCTCTTGAAATTTGGGTATAAGAAAAGCACCTCGCGTTCGCTTGGTGCTTGTTTGCTATATAGAATTCACGCGCCTGGTGTAACATCTTTGATCCCCTTGAGCAATCGATAGGCCTTGTGCATCAAATCATTCTGCTCAAGGTATTCAAGGCCTCTCAGTGTAATCGATGGGTCGATATACCTCAGATCGCACTCATTGCCGCCTAGGTGGATGATGTCTATGCCGTCGATATACCCGGCTTTGCAAAGCATAATCATGATGGAGACGAAGCGCCTTTCCGACACCTTGAGGTTCTCAGCAGAAAGCTTGCTCCAATCCGGCTCGTCGTAGTCGAGGTACTTATCGAGCAACGACAGGATCTGATAAATTAGCTTGAAGTTCGCCATGAGTCTCACCTCCGTGCTTCATTGTTGCCGTCAACATATCCTTAGATTTTTGGTATAAGAAAAGCACCTCGCTTTCGCTTGGTGTTTTTACAATATGCGTCTTATTTCTCAAGGACAGGAAGACAACTCTTTAGCCTCTTTATAAAGCGGCTTGACAATGCGCTGCCATTCGTCTTTCTTTGCCTTAATGCTTTCCGGCGTCCCCGGCTTAAAAGGGCATTCTATATCCGTATAGTCGATGTATGGCGAAAACTCGTTGAATAGAGCCTCAGCCTTGTCTGGAAACCGTACTCTTGGCATATACAATCACCCCTTCTGCAATAGCTGCAATGTTCGTATCTCTACATAAGTCTCATCAAATTGCTCAGATAGAAAAGACTTAATAGCATAACGGCTTACCTTTATATTATACCCTTTTTTCGCAAGCTCTACAATCTTTTTCTTGCTTTGCTGATTAATCCAGTCTGCATATCCTGCCATATCTGGATGCCTCTTTCTGTATCCAGCTGCATCCTTCCAATGAATCAGCTCGTGTACCATCGTGCTCAAACAGTTTTCGGGGAGTACACCATCACGCTGCAGGTCTGCCAGCTTCTCATCGTCTAAAAGGCTGAGCGTAATGTATACCTTGTCTTGCCGCCAGTTGTAGAGCGCAGGCGCATTGGTGCCCAGCTGAGTCTCGGCAGCAACATAGACTGGCGGCAGCACGGCTAAATCATCGATACCTATGGCAAGAGCCGCGTCGTGAAGTCGCTGCTACAGCTCATGCAGCTGTTTCGGCTTAAGGGTAATTCCTTCCGCCACATGCACATTAGGCTGTGTTGTAACTTGGCGAAAGTTCACAATCCCTGTAGGTCTCAGAACTTCTTCCTTCTCAGAACTCAAAGTAACTTTTTTATAGTACTGCTCCGACGTTGCGCTCACGTATCGTCGATACCATTCTGCATAGCTCGTACTGGCAGGCACGCGGATATACTTCCCGCTCTCATCCCTCGCCGCCCGCGTTCCCTTCGGCTTGCTGTCGCCCTTTAAACTGCCGACTATGGTCGAGCGGCAGCGCGGATGCAGCGGCGGCGCGTTGGTGCCGGGGCTGTAATCGTCGACGGGGTAGATATGACCATCATGGTCGCGGCAGGTCGCCGAGGTGCGCCGGTCAAGCGTTGCGACGAAGCGGTAGTATTTCATGCCGCTTTCCTTAATGCCGTCGACGATGGCGCGGTTTTCTACGTAGTTCAGCTCCGTGCGGACGAGCCGGACGGCCTGCGAGTAGCCGACGTTCATGCGCTGCTCGACGTAGCGGGCGAGCTCGTCAGCGGAACAGCCGCGGTGCATCCCTGCGGTGACTGTCC